TTTCTGATGTACTATCTAATATTTGTTCAAGTTCTTTTCTTTCTATTTTAATTTGTCTTGTTCTTGCACTTTTTTTAATATCAGGAAATGATTTTTGATTTTTTGCAACAAAGTCAAAAAACTCAATTAAAGCAGCATTTCGTTCTGCTAATTTTATAATATGAAAAGTATTACTATATACAGTTTCAATCGGATCAATAACATCTTTTTGTGAACCTTTAATTCTTTTTAAAGGATTTGATACATTTTTTGTATAACCAACCTCTCCTGCTACAGAGTCCATAACTCTTGAAAAAGGAACATAGTTTTTATTTGCTTCAACTATTGCATCAAACGCTTCTTCAGTAATTAAACCTTTATCTTTAGCATATCTTAAAACTCTTAAATTATAACCATCAAACTCTTTAGATATTTTTTCATATTTTTTTACTAATTCTTTATTAGCTACAACTTCACGAGCAGCTTTAATATCAAAGCCATGATCAATCCCTCTTTCTTGTAATTCTATTATTCTTTTTGAAACTTTATAAGTATTAAATTCTAAATATGATTTTTTATCTTTTCCGATAGGTTTTAATATTTCTTTAAAAGATTTACCATTTTGAACTAAATTTTTATTTAAAGTTCCTACTTCTATAAAGTGTCCTGCTCTATGTTCCATTCCAACTAGAGTTCTAAATCTTTCATAGACACTTAATTTTCCAGTTCTGTTTTTTGTTTTATCTACCTCTTTAACCATTCTGTATAAAGGATGTAATCTATCTATAAATCCTTGAACTAACTTATTTTTTTTACCAGGTTCAGCAATTTCTTCTTTTGCAAATCTAATTTTATTTAAAATAGTATTTTCTGCTTCTGTTTCTAATTTTATATCTTTTTTAAAAGCATCCTCTTTTACTCTTTTTGTTTCAGGTTTTTTGTATGATCTAGGTATAGCAATATTCTTACTTGATAAATCTTCGACTACTGTTTTGTCAGCAATGTAATCTGTAGCAATATCAATAGCATTGTTATTTGTTTTTTTTATTGTATTTATAACTTTTGCACCTCCTGATTCAGCTAATCCAAATGCACCAAATAAAATTGTAGAATCAATTAATTGATCTTTACTAGGTAGTTCTTGTTCTATGATTGCACCTGATCCTTCAAATCCAGCAACTCTTAATAAGAGTTTAGATAAAAAATTCTTTCCATAACCACCTAAACCTACAGCAGCACCTAGTTGTATTGCTTCTTTTCCACCAGCTTTAACTCCCTCTTTTGTATAAATATCCCAAAACTCTGACCAACTATTGACTTGACCTTTCTGCAACATATTCAAATAAGTCTCTCTAATTGATCCTGCAAAAAAACCAGTACCTGCCGCAGTTCCTATTCGACCTGCTCGACCAAAAGTTAAAAGGTTTGTTAGTAAAGCACCTGTTAAATACACAGGTAAATCTTTTGTAATAACTGCAAGATTTTGTATGTTTCTTTCTATAATACCTGTATCTTCAAAAGGTTCTGCAATATAACCTTCAGGTAAACCTGTGCCATCATTACCGGGAAGTTGATGATAGTTTTGAGCAAGATCAATAATACCCATGTTAAAACCTCTGTCCCAATATTTTTCAAACTCAAAGGTTTCACCTACTAATTTTTCTTTCAAAGAAATGTTATTAGGTTCATTCTTTTCTACTTCTAATAATTTTTCGTATGTTGATTTTTTTTCTTCTCTACCTAAAGTAATAATGTTATCCCATATTTTTTTTATTGGTCCTTTGTCAATAGGTTGATAACCAAACTCTTTAAGGATTTCTTCTGTTTCAAAACCACCCTGTTCTAATTCAAATATTTTTTCTTGTTTCCAATTTTGTATTTCTGTATTTGAAAAACCACCTTTAATTAACGCATCGTTTTGTTCACCAAGACTAGCCATTATAATTTTCCTATTCTTTTTAAGTAGTCTTGTGGTGATTCACCTGGTAATCTTTTTGCATCTCTTTCAAGAACAAAACCTTTATTCTTTTTAATTTGATCTACAATTTCTTTAAATAAAAGATTAGCATTAGGCATAAAGTTTAAAACATCTTTACCTATAAATTCTTTTTTAGTTGCGTCTGTTAAAGTTTTAGCAGGTATACCTTTTTTAATACCATCAACATATCTTTGATACATTGTATATTTAAAATTATTAAGTCTATCATCTAAACCTGGATCAATATCTTTTAATACAGGACTACCTTGAACTGGCATTTTATAAAAATCAATAAAGTCAAAAAAGGTTTTCATATCTGAATACGTATTAGGATTTTTATTTTGATCATCAATCATCGTGCTTAAAAATACTAAATCTTGCATATTAACTCCTGACTCATATCTTTCTATGATTGATCTTGGCTCAGTCTCACCAGGTAAGCTAAATTTGTCAGTAACTTGATTGATTTGATCCGTTATAATTAAATTTATAATATCGCTGTTGGTATCAAAACTTGATAAAGTTTTACCTTCTGTTGATATAACTTTTGAATTTAATGTTGAAAATTGTTCTATAATTTGAGGTGTATTACCAAACAATTTTTCAATTTTTGGTCCGTATAAACCTTTATTTTTATCCATTTCTAAAATAGCTTCTTTAGATTCATTAGCTACTTGATTTTTTAAAATTTGTTGGTTCGAAAGAATTTGAAACTGCATATCACTTCTCATTGATCTTGCTTTTTTATTTGCATACTCTTTAAATTTGTTTTTTTCAGTAATTGACAAAGAGTTGTAAAGATTAACTAATTCTTGATTACCACCAAATGTCCCTCTAGTTATTTCATCATAAGCTATTGTTAAGAGAGATGGATCAGCATCAGGTGGTAAGTTTAAAGAACCTGTAAGAACTTGATATTTACTTTCTAATATATTTGCTTCTGCTACCGCTAAAAGTTTAGTTTTTTCTTCTATGCCTAGTATATCAAAATCACCTTTTTCAAGTGCTTTTTTAAATTGAAAAGGTTGATTTTTAGACATACCTTCTGCAAGATTAGTAACACCAAATTTTTGATAGGCTTCAATTAATATTTTTTTTTGACCTTCATCGTAATTACTATTAGCGTTTATTTTTTGTATTACTTTATCGTTATAAATTGGAAGATATACTGGACCCATTTCTTTTAAAACTATAGCTTCTTTTGAAATGAAATCTTCATCTACATCTTTTGATAATTTAATTTGTTCTTCTCTTGATCCTTGAAGAGCTTTTGTTTTTAAAATTCCAGCAGTTGAATAATATTTTTTTTCTATGGCTTTTTTTGTAAAATTATCTAAACCTTGAAACTTATTATTTTTAAAATAATTATATAAACTATTTACTTCTTGATCATGTATGGAAGCAGCATCTGTTGGATTTCCGTTTTTTTTAGTTTCACTTTGAATAGTAAACAAACCTTTTTGTATAGTGTTTCCATTGTCATCTTTTTGATCAATGTACATATCAGATAATATTTTATATGCTTTATTATCAGCTTCTAATTTTTTTTCTTTTATATATTCTTTTGTTAAAAAGTCTGTAATAGGTTTAGTTGCTCTAAAAATATTTTCAGTTGGAGATATATTAGGAACATTACCAACACTACCAGTTTCTGTTGTAATTCTTCTTTCAGATATATATGTAGGTATTTTTATAGCCATACTATCCTCTCATTGCTAACAAACTTGTTCCAGCATCACTTGCTATTTTAATTTGTTCCATTCTTGATCTTTGTTTTGCAATACTTCCTTCAATCCTAGAAAAAGCTGCACTTTCAAAAGCTCTAGCTTTACCTATTTCAGCATTGTATTCCATTTTACTTCTTTCAATTTCTTTTTCAAAAAGGTTTGATAAAGTTATAATTTGAGAAGAACCTGATCCTTGCACCACTCCTGATTTATTAGTATTAACAATCGTAGTTCCTTCTAACTCTCTAAATTTTTTATCGAATGTTGAAAGGTCTAATGTTAATTGATTTTCTATAGCTTCAGCTTTTTGTTCTTCTATTTTAGCTTTTCTATCAAAAGCAGATTTTTGATATTTACCAATAGCACCTGCTTGTTGTATACCTGCTACCGCTGATGCTCCTACTACTACTGGTGCTAACCAACTCATTAAAAAATCCTCGCATATCTGAAGTGATCTGAACCATCAAAACCATAATGTTTCATCAACCCTTCGTTTTGTAAACCAAGCCATGAAGCAAACTTCAAACCTATTTTAAAGTCAGCTCTTACAGCTGTTTGTACTCTTTTTATATTATTTTCTCTAGCTAGTCTTGCAAAATTTTTCTTTATAGCTCTTGCTATAACTATCGGATGATTCCAAACTTTACTTGTTGCTAAGACCCAACCCTCTGCTACACCATTCCATATAATCTTCATACCCGCAGAAGCAATAGGTTTATTGTTTATAATACAAGTGTAAATCAGGGTATAATGATAATATTGTTAAAGGTAAAGGTTGTGTTTGTCTAACAAAAATAAATCCATCAGTGTCGTAGTTACCTCTAAATTCTACAGCTTTATCACCAGTAAACACAGGTATACCTTCATCCATAGGATCAGATGATGTTCTAAATGGTATTCTTTCCATGTTATTTAATGACTCACCAACCTCAACACCAATAGATTCAAATAATCTAATCGTAATTTCATATATTCTTTTTGTCTTACCTTGTGACGTACCATTCTGTGAACCTGCATCTAGTCTCATCGTTTGTAATATTGAATTGTAAGCTAGACCAACTTTAACATTAGTTGCTGAACGATCTAATGTAATCGAACCACTTGCTACTGTTTTATCAGGATGTGTTGCACCATTTGCTAATATAGAAACTGTTTGTCCCTCAAGATGATCTAAACCTGAAATTGTTGTAACAGCTGAACCACTATAAGCTAAAGAGCTATCTAAAAAATTAAATGTTGTATTATCTGTTTCTGTAAAATCAAAGTCATTAATAAATTCTACAAATCTTCTAGTAGCACCATTAATTGTTCTTTTGATAATAACCCAGGTTTGATACTCAGAATTATCTGTAGGTATAACTGAAACACTTTCACATACTGCTTTACCTTCGTTAGTAGAAGCTAATCGAGTATCATCGTCTAAAGATTTAATCGTTAAGAATCCTGTAGACAATGGAGATGTTTCTGTAACTGTTACAACATTACTAGCAACTGTTGCTGTGAAATCAGAGTCAGCATTTATCAATGTTTGAAGATTAGTTGCTGTTTGATTATTACTAGATGTAGTATGAAATTTTCCTGATGTAGCAGATGTAGCTGATGTAAAAGTTGTTGTTGTTCCATCTGCTTTTGTTAAAACAACTCTCGTACCATTAGCAATGTTTGCAAAATCTGTAACTGTGATCGTTGCATTTCCAAAACGACCACCAAAGATATGTCTATGCCAAGCTGTAACTTGTTGCTCTCTTTGATAAGTCAAACCTATTAATTCACCATCATCTCTAACTCCCCAAACAATTTGATTAGGTTCTTGTTGGTAAGTCATTTGTGTCACTCCACTTTCTGTAATATGTTCTGCAAGTATAGTCATGTCAGGTGCAATATAACCATCAACATCAAAGTTATAGGCTAGTTCTCTTATCTTTCTTTTTGCACGTTGTAAAAATAATGTAGCATTACCTACAGCTATCGCATCAACATTTGCTGCTCCATGGTTTGATTGTTTTTTAATTAATATATTTGTTGGTGTGATTGCACTATCTGTTCCTCCGCCTGATACAGTAAACTCACCACCTGCTGTTCCAATAATTAAAGTTCTTGTAGCTGTCATAAACCTAATCGCATTAACTTGATTAGATGCTATGGTATAAATAATTGCATCATCATCAGCTACAGTGCCACCAATGTTTGCATCCATGTTTTCATAATCACCTGATTTTGAAAAGAATATTGTTTGTGGTTGATTAGTAGTTCCTGCAAACACTAATCTTTGTTCAAAGAACGTAACACAAGAAGGATGTCCTGTCGTATCTGAAAATGCTCCAAGTCTCCAATTTTCTGTAGCAGTTGATGCTGAAAGTGTAGTTAATATTTCAATCGTTGCGTTTGTTGTATTTGTAACTCCAGTTATTTTTGCATAACCACCATGAAGAAAAACAAATCTACCAACATCTGTTGATAAAAATCCTGAACCACTATTTATTCCTACAGTGGCGGAAGCTACCAATGATACACCAGTTCCCACTGCCGTAGCTCCAGGATTTAAAGTTGTAGTAGTTATATTAACATCTTGCATTGGACCTTTAGTAAAATCAACATCAGTTAAAGTCCAAGACGTATGACCTGTACGAGATAATTTTTCTACTTCATGTTCAGGATGTGTGATGTACATCACATCGGCAGATTGTGCGAACTTAATATCAAAAAGTTGTGCGGTGGTATAAGGTGTTGTAATTTCAAAAACTTTATTAGATACACCTCCTGAAGTATAAGTCGTAAAACTTGTACTGTTTACATTTGTTCCATCTTTATCTGTTAGTTCAAATGTATTAGTTGTTTTATTTGCAACCAAAAATCTTTTACCATTAACTTCTGTCATACCACCCACAGCAGTAATAACAACTTCATCACCATCAGAATAACCATGTGAAGTAGCAGTTACGACAGCAGGATTAGCTTTAGTAATAGCAGATATTGTTTTATCGCCTTCTAAAACAGCACCATCATCTTTATAAACTCTTATTTTAAGATTAGAAAACTCAAGCATATAAGTTTGAGTTGTAGAAAATTCAAAAGGAATTAGTCTTGTTTTGTTAGCACTATTTGCTACTTCAGCTACAAAAGTTGTTCCTGCTCTTCTAGCTGCTGCTCCATGTGGATAAATAATAAAGTTTTCAAGCGTTTTACATCCTGAAGAATACTTTGTTAAATCATTACGACCATCTAAACGTGGTGAAAGTTCTCCACCTGTAAAGTTGGTCAGCTGTGCTGCAACTCTAGCCATGTGTTAAAACCTTGAGTTTATAAATGTACTAGACTCTATCTCATCTGT